CCGTCAACGGCGTGATCGTGCATGATGACGTACCCCACCCACCAGATATGACATTTGACGAAGAGGACAACCCCCAATGACCCTCGCCATCATCATCTTCCTGCTGGCCACCGCCGTCCTCATGCTCATCACCCTCCCCTTTGTGATGCTCATCTGCGAAATCGAAGACCTGCGCGCTAACCTGAAGTTCTGGGCCATCGTCATCGCCGCCTGGGCAGCCGTCTGGTTCGCCGTCAGCTAACATCCATAAACCCCACCCCCGCCCACCACCACAAGGAGCACCCACATGCGACCCGCCGAATTCTCCACCGAAAACCCCCCGCGCCACATCGACTGCGTTGAGACCAAAGAATACATCGCCTCTCTGCGCCGACGCATTGAAGTCCAGCAAGACTCCATGGAACACCTGGCCGCCCAGGTCCACTCCCTGAAAACCCAAAACACCCACCTCATCGACGAAATCGAAAAACTCTCCCTCGACCTGGGCATCAAAAACACCGCCTGGCAAGAAGTCAAAACATGACCACCATCCTGGATGCCCCGCGCCCACCCCCAGAAACCACCTGGGCAGGCCACGAACCACGGGCCACGGCCATGGTCCAGATCATGTGCCTGACCATCGATAACCAAAAATTCCTCTGCCTGGGCCCCGTCCTGCACGTCCCCCCAGCCGGCCTGCACGTCGGGACCATCCAGGAAATCGAATTCGGCGAACTCATCCCCGCCCACCTGGCCGCCCGCCTGCTGGACGGAGCCATGACAGAAGCTATGGGGCTGCAGTAGCCACAACCTACGGGCCCGGACCATCCGCCCGGTCCGTCTCCACCAGGTTGACCATGCGAATGTCCGTGCGATCGCCATTCACAAACTTCAACCGGTTTTCAGGCCAGTAGCCCATGTATAAGGCCCAGGCCACCTTGGCCGCCAGGTACGAAGTGCCATCAATGTTCACCCGCAACTCCCTGCGCGGAGTCTCATAGCCCGCAATCGCCCCCGCAGTGCGGCCCCGATGCCCACCACGCCAGGTCAGCATCCCCGAGCCCCCTTCGTCGTAATCTAAAAGTTCATTTAAGCGCTGGATTGTCGGCGGTTCCATGGCCTGGACTCCTGAAAAAAGATGGGCGGCCGCAGGGGCCGGAGAGCGCTAATTGTATAGAGGCTAGGGGAAGATGTATAGAGGCAAACAGGCCGAGGACCACGGACCGAGGGCAAATTTGTGGGAATAGATAGAGTGTAGGAATAGTTGTTACGACGTAAAAGTTTTTGAGTGAAAATCGAGTAATGGACGTAATGGTGTAATAAGTGAATGAAATCAACAGGATAGAGTCATACAGCATCTTACGGAGAGTGCAAGGAGTGTAAATTCACATAAAATGCGCGCGCGACCTTTTTTTTGAAAAAAAAATTCATTGATGGTCTAAAAAAGTCTATTGAAACCCCGAATTTGGCCCTGACGGCAAATTTGTCCAAATCCGCCTTTGGTAGGTGGGCTTGCGTTATCTGTGCCCCTGTTGCACAATGTAGACATGAAAATAGAAAGCCACATCCCCGCACCTAGCCCTGAGTCGGCCAGGGCGGTCTACCCCTTCCCCAGCATGAACGTCGGCGACAGCTTCCTGGTCCTGGAGGCCGACTGGATTAAAAACCTGCGCAGTGCGGCGTACATGTACGCCAAGCGGCACCCGGGGGTGCGGTTCACTGTCCGCAAGTACGGGGAAGGCTGGCGCTTGTGGAGGATTGCCTGATGCCGTCAAAAGACGACCAGTTCATGGTCGGCAAGAGCCTGGGCGGGCGGCCCGCTGTCGTGGAGGCCCGGATCACCGCACCGGTCAAGCCCCACAAGCCCCGGGTCTTGACCCCGCAGGAATGGAAGTTCGTGGAAGAGTTCGTGGCCGGGGATGGCCACGTCACCCTGAAAGAGGCGGCCATCCGTTCTGGCTATAGCGAGGTCTGGGCCAAAAACCGCGCCCGCGAGCTGACCGATCCGGACAAGAGCCCGCACATCGTGGCCGCCATCCAGGAACGCAGGCGCGAGCTGGGCGAGAAATACGCCACTACGTTCGAGCGGCACATGCGGGACCTGCAGATCATCCGCGACCAGGCCCTGGCAGCTGGTGCATATGGTGCGGCCGTCCAGGCCGAATACCGCCGGGGCCAGGCCCTGGGCACCATCTACATCGACCGCAAGGAAATCCGGCACGGCACGATCGACAGCATGTCGAAGGAAGAGGTGCAACGCAAGCTGGAAGAAATCAAACGCCTGTACGGGGCCAACGCGGGCCCGATCATTGACATCACCCCCAAGCAGATCGAACAGGAACCGGAGGACGAGGATGGCAATGAAACCGGAAGCGAACCTGTACAAGAGGCTGAAAGAAAACCTACCAAACTGCCATTTCACCCGGATTGAATCCCGGGTCAACCTGGGCATCCCGGACTGTCTGCTGGCATTCCCCCACGGGGAATTCATGATGCTGGAGCTCAAGGTTGTCAAGCGAGGCCGCAAGGTCAACCTGTCTCCGCACCAGGTGGCCTTCCACGTCAAGCATGCGGACCTGCGCTGCCCAACCTACATCCTGGTCCAGTACTTCCCACCTGGCACCGCCCATGCGCACAAGTCCGAGCTGCTGCTGTACTGTGGCGAACAGGCGATTGACCTGGTCAACCTGGGCATTGACACCGCCCCGCTGGCGCGCTGGCCCTGGATCGGGGTGTCCTGGGCCGAATTGCGGGGGGCGCTGTTAGACAGTTGACACGTTCGCGAAAGTTGTGCTAGAGTGCTCGGACCTGGACTTGATCCAGGCAACCATAGAAAGAGAGAAATCATGACTCATTGGGAAATTGCCCACTCTGAAATCCGTGACGGATTCAAGATCGAACTGGCGACTGCGCCTGAAGACAAACCCTTGACTGGGGATTTTGAATCTGAGGCGCACCGGCAGGAAACTGTCGATCGCATTGACAACGGGGACCTGCTTTGGTTTGTCGCCCGGGTCACCGCCTCCCGCCAGGGGGTAGTCCTGGGCACGGATTACCTGGGCGGCTGCTGCTACGACAACGTGCAGGAATTCCTGCGCGACGCATACTATGAGGGCATGGTGGAAGAGGCCCTTGGGGACGCGCGCCGCATGATCGAAAAACTTGAGATGCCGGAGGCCGCATGAAAAGTCTTCCCCGTCCTGAGGCGGTTCGCTCCTGCATTCTGGGCAATGGCTGCCGCCTTTTGATCACGTCTTTCCCGAGCGCGGTTCGAAACCGCCTTGGCCGCGTGATCGACTACAGCTACGACTGCCTGTACACGTCGGTCGAGCTAAATGCCTTCAACGGCGAGCTCGCGTTTCAAAACCCAGAGCTGATTCTGGTTTCTCACCTGGAAGACCCGACCGATGGCCAGCGATTCTGGAATGAGTTCACGATTGACCTGGTGACCATCCTGCACAACGGCCTGAATGCCTGGGACGACCAGGGCCACGTGCTGCGCCTGGTCCGTGAGTCGCGGGCGGAGGTCATGCGAACCGCCGGGGCCGCGCAGCTGGTCGCTGCTACACGCGCCCGGGAGGCATGAGAGGAACCGAGAGACGGATAGCGAAGAGGATCATGGCCCGCAACCGGGCGCGGCGGAATCAACCCCCGCCACCCCCGCCACCGAATAAGCAGGGCCCTCTGATCCGCAGGTTGTTTGGAATGTGGCTGGCGCACAAACTATTGGGCAGAAACGAGTAGTTGACACGAGTTGATAGAGGTGGTGTAGAATTCAATCCGGGCCGGCAATCACGCCGGCCTGTAATCAAGAAAGTGAGATCGAAGATGAACGAAACGAGCATTCTCCTGTCGGCCATTCAGGCCGCGTTTACTAAGGCCGTGCAAGACGCGGTTGTGTCCCAGGTGACAGTGCTGCAGCAGCAGCATGCGAACGTGGTCGGCGAGCTGGCCACGAAGGTCGCGGCCCTGGAGGCCCGCCTGGCCGGGGACCAGCTGGCCGCACCGGTGACCGACCTGCAGCTGGCCCTGGATAAAGTGCGCATCACTGATGCCCTGGATTCGCAGGAATGGTTCTGGGCCAAAATCCAGAACTTTGTCGAAGAGACGACCGAGCGGGTCGCGGACGCTGCGACGATCGCGGAAAACCTGAGCGACGACCAGCTGAACCAGATCGGCCGCAACCTGGACACCCGCGAGCTGATTCGCAAGGTCGATTTTTCCGACGTGCTGGATTATTCCGAGATCGCCGACGTGGTGGACCTGTCGAACCTGGCCGAGGAATTCGACCTGGCCGGCATTGCCGGGGAAATCAACCTGGCCGACCTGGCCGGCGAGCTGAACCTGGAGGCCGTGGCCGGCGAGCTGGACCTGGCCGCCATTGCGGAGGAAATCAGCGCGACCGACGTGGCCGGCGAGCTGGACCTGGACCAGATCGCCGGTAGGGTTGACCTGGAAGACGGCCTGCGTACGTTCTTCCAGAACAATACATTCTCGATTCGTCCGTGAGGGGCCCGACTATGAAACGCCGCGACAATGTCCAAAAAATCACGCACCTGATGGTGAACTATCCGGGCGGTGCCCTTGCGCAGGCCTTCGTCCTGGAGGCCGTGCGCCAGTACGCCGACCAGGTCCTGGCGGCCGGGAAACCGGAAGACGATCCCAGGTCCTGGATTAACCCGCAGGTTTGGTACAACACCGCCGCCATGATTAGCGAATCCCTGCAAACCATGGAGGCCGACCAGTGACCGCCGACGCTTTGAAACCCTACGCGCTCATGACCCTGGACGAGCGCGCCACCTGGAATCACCAGGCCGCGCAGCTGATGGAAAAAATGGGCGGAGGGTTCGCGGCCGCGCTGGCCCTGGCCTATTACCGGGCGGACGGAACGAACCAGGCCGCCATCCTGGCCGCGTTCCCGGACCTGTTCGAAAAGTATCGACGGATCGCCCACGAGCTGCAGCAGGCCGACCAGGCCGACGCGTGAACCAGGCCGGGCCTGGCCACCAGCTGGGCCCGCCGCCTGTTTGCATGTTACCCGTTGACATGCGCGCATGTTTGCATGCTAGAATGCAAACAACCCCGCCCCAGGTCGGCCACCTGGAACAGAAAGATAGAAAGATAGAAGCCATGCTTAAAACAGTGCGCACCAGTGCAAACCGGAAAACCGGCCCGATCGCGGTTACGTACCGTGCCGGCCAGCATCAAACCCTCGCGACCTGCCCGAAGGCCTGCCCGCTAAACCCGAAGGGGGACCAGGGCGCGGACCTGGTGGATTCGGATTACCTGGCGGCCGTGCGCCAGGCCGTGCCGCCCCGTGGCCAGGCCTGGACCTATTCGCACTTTCCCGCCGAGCTGCTGCCGGTGCCGGCACCTGGCGAGACTGTGATCAACGCGAGCTGCGACACAATCCCGCAGGCCCTGGCCGCCGTGGCCCTGGGCCGGCCGGCCGTGGTGGCCG